ATAAAACACACACCTAACCCATATGAAAATAAAGCTATAAATCCTTATCCTGTAGTTAATACAGAATTAGAGGTTTGGGAACAAGACTTAACATGGTTTTTATGTCGTTCACCTATGTCCTCTGTAGATTTTACTGACCCTTTCTTTAGTGAAGTGGCTGTGCCTCTGCAGGATGCGTGGTATTTATATAAACAAGGAGAATATGAAGAGGCACTCATTGAAGTTCAAGGTTGTGCTGCTACTGATTGGTGTACTGCTGGATTTAATTGGTTAAACAGAGCGATTAAAAATAAGGAAAATAAAAAATGAGTAATATACCACAATGGTCTTATAGTAGATTAAAAACTTTTGAGGACTGTCCCAAAAAAGCAGAGTATGCCTATATACAACGTATAAAAGAGCCTGGAAATAAAGCTATGGATAGAGGTAAAGATATTCATAAACTTTGTGAAGAGTATATACGAGGTAGGTTTGATGACGATATACCTAAACAGTTGCTTGAGTTTCAAGAGGCTTTTGAGCTATTAAAAGAACTACATTTAAAAGGTCATGTGCTTTGTGAGGGCGACTGGGCTTTCACTACAGAGTGGGAACCTACAGGTTGGTTTGATAGTGACACATGGGGCAGAGCTAAAGTAGATGCTTTTGTACACATAGAGGGTCAAGATAATGCTAGGGTAATTGACTTTAAAACAGGTAGATATGATGGTAATCAAGAGGGGCATAGAGAACAGTGTGAGTTATATGCTTCCATTGTATTTAGTAGACTACCTGAATTAAAAACTATCACTACAGAGTTATGGTATCTTGACCATGGTAAGCTAGACCGTTATCAGTATGATAAAGAAACAGTTGAGGCTAAACAAAAGAGACTAAACGATAGAGCAGTTTTTATGACTACTACTACAGAGTTTCCTGCTAAGCCTAGTGAACGTAAATGTAAGTGGTGTTATTTTGGTAAACAAAATATATGCCGAAGTAGAATATAACCTAAGGAGAAAATATGCCTGCAAATTTTGATAAAATAGAAAAGTTAGCTCAACGTGACGTAGCCCAGCTACAGCATGCCGAGAAAAGTTATGGCGACAGTTGGCGTAAACGTGGTGGTGTAGGAGCTTTTATGATGTTAGCACGTAAGTTTGACCGTATAGAAAATCAGTCTATGAAGTGTCATTGGGATGTGTTTGGTGCTATTATTGATGACCCTACCTCTACTGGTATACTAGATGACATACGTGATTTACGTTGCTATTTATATTTAGTTGAAGAGTATGCTACTCGTCTAGTAGAAGAGTTTAAAGATAAAAAACCTAATGCAGAGTAGTATGTTTGCACCAGAGACTGACTGGTCACCCCCCAGTAGTCTCCCTGATTTAGCTAACTATAAAGAAGTAGCTATTGACTTAGAAACGTATGACCCTCTGCTTATGTCTCATGGACCGTCTTGGGCTTTTGAAGGTCAGGGGTATGTAACTGGTATAGCTATAGCGACTAAAGACTTTGCTATTTATTTACCTATACAGCATGTCGGTGGTGGTAATTTAGACAAACGAGTCGTAACTAACTGGATGATAAAACAAATGTCATATACTAATGACAAAATTTTTCATAACTCTTTGTATGATTTAGGTTGGCTAAGACGTCTAGGTATAGAAGTTAAAGGAACTATACATGATACCATGTTTGCTGCACCTCTTATAGATGAAAACCAGTTTGGTTACTCGCTTAATAAATTAGGTCAAAGATATGTAGGCGAACTAAAAGATGAAAGCATGCTTGAAGAAGCAGCAAAATCTTTTGGGCTAGACCCTAAAAGTGAGATGTATAAACTACCAGCTAAATATGTAGGCAAGTACGCTGAGCAAGATGCAGCACTTACTTTAAAACTTTGGGGCATATTAAAAGAAGGATTAGTTAAAGAAAACGTAGAAAAAATATACGCATTAGAAACTGCATTAATCCCCATATTACTAGACATGCGGTGGAAAGGTGTGCCTGTAGATTTAGATAGAGCTGAAAAGGTAGGCACTAAACTAAAGAAAGAAGAAGAAACTATTATGCGAGGTATACATAACGACTATGGTGTAACTCCTGATTTGTGGGCAGCAGCAAGCGTGGCTACTGTATTTGACCGTGCTGGTTTAAGTTACCCTAGAACTGCTAAAACAAATGCACCTAGTTTTACTTCAGCGTGGTTAGAAGGACATGAGCATAAACTAGCTAAGAGTATAGCTAGAGCTAGACAACTCAATAAAGCAAGAACTACTTTTATAGATAAGATGATACTAGAACATAATGTTAAAGGTAGAATACATGGGGAACTACATCCTTTACGCTCTGACCGTGGTGGAACTGTTACTGGTAGATTTAGTAGTAGTAAACCCAACCTTCAACAAGTACCAGCTAGACATGATGAGATTGGTCCACTTATCCGCAGTGTGTTTGTACCAGAACCTAATATGCACTGGGGAGCTTTTGATTACTCTCAACAAGAACCTAGACTAACTGTACACTATGCTCATAAAACTGAGCAAGAAGGTGCAGAAGAGGCAGTAGATGCCTACCGTAATAAAGATGCAGACTTTCATCAAGTTGTGGCAGACATGGCTAACATTAGTCGTAAAGAAGCTAAGATTATTAATCTTGGTTTAAGTTATGGCATGGGTAAAGATAAACTTATATCTCAATTAGATATCTCACCACAAGAAGCTGAAATATTATTCGATACTTTTCATAGACGCGTACCATTTATCAAAGGCTTACGAGATCAGTGTGCTAGGCTGGGCAGTAACCGTGGATTTATTACAACTGTATTAGGACGTAAGTGTAGGTTTAATTTATATGAACCTCGTTTTGAATATGGTGAAACTCCTCTACCTTACTCAGATGCTTTACATAAATATGGTCAGGATATTAAACGCTCGTTTACTTACAAGGCTATGAATAGGCTTATACAGGGCTCTGCTGCCGACATGACTAAAAAGGCTATGGTAGAGTTATATAAGGAAGGAATACTAGCCCACACACAAGTACATGATGAGTTAGATATCTCAGTAGATTCAAAAGAAACTTGTGAAAAAATTATAGAAATAATGGCGGACTGTGTGCCTTTAATTGTGCCTAATAAAGTAGACGCAGAAGTAGGTGAAAGCTGGGGCACAGCCTTACAAAACTACAAGGAGTTTTACGCATGATAAGTAATAAAGAAAAATTAAGGGCTAAGTATTTTGAAATATTTATGCTTACTTTAAACACAGACATGACACTTGAAGAAATAGGAAAAAAATATAAGATGTCAAAACAACGTGTGTGGCAAATAGTGAGGTTTAATGAGCTTGGTGGAGGAGATTATTACCGTGGATATCAAGTATATACTGACCACTATAATACTTTACTATACGATGCAAATATTAGTACAATAGAACGTAAGCAACAAATGAGACAATGGCTAAAAGAAAAGAATGTCCGTCTCATTAGGAGTAAAAGTGATGGCACAGAGATCATTACATCAAACGACTAGTCTTCACGACTCTCCGTGCATAGGTATTTGCACAGTAACGTACGGAATGACTAGAACTTGCAAAGGTTGTGGTAGAACAGCTACAGAGATTAGGGACTGGAATACTTTTACAGAAGTAGAAAAGAAACTAATAGTTGTTCGTTGTTGGGAGGATTACCTACCAAGACAAAAACGAGAACTTTTACAAGAACAAGAAGGAAAAGAAAATGGATTGGTTTAAAAAAGTATTAAAATTTTTCACACCTCTGTCTTATGCAGAATTACCTAACCCTCTACATGAAACAGAAACTGTTAGAGCAAGAAATAAAAAAGGTCGATACGTCGCTGACGACTCCAGTACTCCAAACGTAAACGAAGCTTACACTACAGTCAAAAAGAAAAGAGGCAGACCTCGTAAGAAAAAATAATGTATGAGTACAAAACAGAAAACTCCTTATACAAGGTGGATTATACTCAATTGAATCTTAAATTCTTTTAAGATTATCCTTTTATCACTAGCCTTTATACTTATAATTATTAGTACTTATTAAATAATTAATAAGCATTTATA